AATATGCTATACAGGTCTTCTAAAACTATTCTAGAACAATATGAGAGAGATAATAGAAGGACAGACGATGACGAATCAGAAGATAACTGATGCCAAACTGGCTCGTCGAAAACAAAGACTTTGGATTGAGTTAGAATGGCGTCGATGTGCTAAAGATAAGAAATACTTTATTCAAAAGTATATCTATATCCAAGTACAACCTAAATGGGATACACGAGGAAGAACCCTGTTCGACCTGTTTGATTATCAGTCAGAAGCCTTAAATACCTGGAATAACAATAGATTTACAGTCATAGTAAAGGCTCGGCAGTTGGGTTTCACTACCCTTGCTATGGCAGATGTACTCTGGCACTGCCTATTCCAACCAGGCTCAAACCTTCTACTAGTATCAAAGAATCAAGACTCTGCAAACAAAAACCTTGGCATGGTAAAGTTTATGTACCAGTTCCTACCTGACTGGATGAAAGAACGCGGACCTTCGTTAGAGAAGGCCGCGGAATATAAACTAGAGTTCGAGTACTCTGACGGTATGAAGTGTCAAGTTAAATCATTTGCTGGTACTGAAACAGCAGGTGCTGGTGAAACGGCTACTATGGTAGTCCTAGACGAGTTCGCCCTGATGCCTGACCCATCTAATACTTACAGAACAATCATGCCTACTACAGATGCTGGTGGTAAATTGATTATTATATCTACTGCCCGTGGTGCATACAATGAGTTTGCTAAGATTTATAAGAACGCTAAACAAGGTCATAACCAATTCATTCCTATATTTCAGCCTTGGTCTGCTTCTAGACTTATCTCAGAGAAAGAATACGAATCAAAGCGTAGAGAGTTTTCCGCTAATCCTTGGGAGTTTTACTCAGAATATCCTTCAGATGATATAGAAGCCTTTAGAGAATCAGGTAATCCAAGATTCGTAAACCTTCCACACGAAGCACCTGCTACTCAGATTAAAGGATATATACGAGAAAACATAGATGGTTTATTGCTAGAACAAGATTATGACGGTCCAATCCATATTATAGATTATCCAGAGGAACACTTAACTTATTATATCGGCGCTGACCCGGCACAAGGCCGTGGCGGTGACTTCTCAACCGCTCACGTTCTTACCGTAGACGATGACGGATTACCTAGGATAGTTGCTTATTACAAGTCTAATATGATTGAGCCAGTAGAATGGGCTGCTGATATAGATAAATTAGGTAGATTCTATTGTGGTAAAGATAATGCTGCTTTACTTGCAGTTGAAGACCAAGGTGGTCAAGGTCAGTTACCTATTAACGAACTACATAGAAACTTATCATACCCAAATCCCTATGTATATAGACCTACTGGTAGAAGAGGAACTAAATACTCAGATAGATTATTCTCATTCCCTATGAGCGCTGACCGTAGACGAATGGTTATCGATAAGTTAGCAGAGTACTTGTCTACCGCTAATACTGACAATCCTTCACTTCGCAATCTACACTACGACTTATTGCAGGAATTACAGCAATTTGTACGCCAAGAACTGCCAGGAGGCGGCGTAAGATACGCTGCCGACTACGGCTGCCACGACGACCTAGTCATGTCTCTAGCCATAGCCCTATGGGCTCTGTCCGAGAATATGGACTTATCCGCCCCAGTACACACAGATAGTAGTACAACTATACGAGTTGAGTTCAGCAAAATGCGAGAGATGCGTGAAAGAAACATCTCAGAAGCAGAACGCGTTCAACAAGAATCTTGGGAGAGTTTCTCTCTAGGTGGCGGATATGAGTACTAAACCACAAACCACTAACCACAAAACGGAGCAAATATGAAAAGTTATACACTGAATGATAAGCAAATGCTATTGCGCGATGCAATACGCAGGATGGACCCACTTCACCAGCACTGGAAAATCCTAGAAGGAATATTCCGTACAGGTATGCGCCGCGACCTTAATGCCCGCGACTTCGCAGACTTAACACCAACACCGATTCCTGGTAATATTCTTAAAACAATTAACATGACTTTGCCACACATTTCTTTAATGGCTACCTCGATTGTATCTCGTGACCCGCAGATGCTTGTTGCACCTATAGGTGGTCAAGATGAATCTACAGAAGATAACGCAACATTTGCTCAAGCAGTACTAACATATTTTTGGAAAAGAACAAACGCAACTGACGATGTAAAAGCAGCAACTGAAGATATGTTGAAACTTGGTAATGGTTTCGTTAAAGTTGGTTGGGATTACGTAGCAGACGAGTATAAAGAAACTCCTGAAATGATGACTGACGAAACAATGTTAGCCGTAGACCAAGCAGAATCTTTACGTACTGACGGTGGTTTTGCTCCTGATACTTCAAAGTTATCTGATACAAACAAAGCACAGTTTACATACGACCAAGTATTAACAGATGACCCATTCGTTGAGTATGTATCACCTTACGATATGTTCTGCCCTAAAGACGCTCGTAGATTAGATACCGCAAGATGGGTATGTCAAAGACTACGTTTACCACTAGAAGAGATTAAAGAAAGATTCGGTGAGAATGCTACTATATCTGTAGATGCTACAATCGCTTCTGATTCTTTAGTATCAACTTATCTTAATGGTCAAACAACTCTACCAGAAGTTTTATCATACGCAGTAGTTTATGAGTTCTATGATATGGTTACTCGTGAGTTAACAGTATTTCAGATAGATGGTAATGAGCCACTATATGATGGTCCAATCCCTTACCAGCACCGCTACCCACCTTTCGTACACTTCCGTAACTACAACGACGGTGGTATGCAGTTCTGGGCATTCGGCGATTTAGAAAACATTTCTGGTATTCAGTTAATGTTAGGTGAAATCACAAGAGCACAGATTGACGACTTAAAGCGTTCAGGTAATAAGTACGCAGTACGTAAGCGTCACATGACACCAGAATTAAAGAAACAATTAGAATCACCAATCCCAGACCAAGTTGTTGTATTTGATATTCCAGAAACTTCAAGTCTACAAGATGTAATTCAACCACTAGTTCGTCAAGCAACTCCTTCCGATGCTTATGTAATGGATGATAAGTTACAAGACGCTATGACAAAGGTACTCGGTATCAATGACTTCCAAGCAGGTGGAGTAGGAGCAGACCGCATGTCTGCGACTGCTGCTGCTGTAGTTGACGGTGTAGCAACTCTACGTGCACAGGATAAACTAGCAGCCGTTGAATCAGGAATCTCAGGCATTGGTCAGAGAATATTATTACTATGTCAAGAGTTCTTAGACGATAATAGAGCAGTGCGTATCGCAGGAGCAAATGGATCTATGTGGTTACAAGTATCTGCTTCAGATATATTTGGTGAGTTTAGAGTAACAGTAGAAGGCGGTTCTACAAGAGCACTAAACCCAGCAACACGTGCACAACGTGGTATTCAAACTATACAAGTTGTTATACCATCACTATCACAATTAGGTTATGACCCAACCAACGCTATGCGTATGGCTCTAAGAGATATGGGATATGACCCTAACTACTTAATGATACAGGCAACTCCTTCAGAAGAAGAAGTACCTATGGAAGGCGAGATGGCACCAGAAATGGCGCCTATGGAAGAAGAAGTTCAACCATCGCTAGAAGAAATGATGGCGCAGATGCAACCACCAGCACCAGCACCAGTTGAACAGATACAACAAGAGTTTGGTGGTCCTGGAGTTCCAGGAGCAACAAGCGGAACATTGGCCCTATAAGGAAGGTGATATAAAATGATGCCAGATAAAGAAGCAAAGAAGAAAGCCCTAGACCTAATGATAGTCATAGGTAATAAAAAACCTATGGATGATATGGAGGAAAAAGGCGAAGATATGAAGTGTGAATGCCCTTGCTGCGGTAAAGCATGTACTTACTGTGAAGAAGGACATGACAAGGAAGAAGATGATTCTAACGAGGAAGACGAAGACGAGGACTACTAGTCCAAGATTGTAGTCCAAGACGCCCCAATCACGCACATATATTAGAGGGGCAATCCCTCCCTAACAATTACGAACAAGGCTTTTTGATGGACCGCGCCTAGCGACAACCAGATAGGGCAATTCGAGAGGAGAAATAAACAATGTCAGACGAACTAAACCTAAATGATATAATCAACGAGGCTCTTAACGAAATTGAACCCACAGAAGTGGACAACTCAATAGAGAGTCAGGATGAAGACCTAGTTTCACTAGAGTTATCTGAGGAAGATGATAATCTTCTTACAGAAGAATCCGACATCGAAGAAGATAGCGAGTACGAAGAGGAACTCGAGGAAGGTGAAGAAGAAGATATTGAGACAGAAGACGAGTCAACTGGCGAGTCTTATATTGTCAAAGTAGACGGAGAAGATTACGAGGTAACACTTGATGAACTTGTATCCGGATACTCACGCCAAGCGCATTTTACAAAGTCTATGCAGTCTTTGAAAGAAGAGCGTGAGGCATTTGAAACTGAGGTATCAGAATATCAAGAAACACTAGGACAGTTATCTGCTCTAGATGAGGCTTGGGAATCTAACCCAGTATCTGTTATGACCAGCCTATTAGGCTCAACAGAAAACCCTAGTTACTATCTTGGTTTAATAATCAAGGAAGCAGCAGCAAGTGATTTGTTAACACCTGACGCATTAGAATACTTCGGTATCGATGCGGAAACAAAAAGGGCTTGGTCAACTGAAACAGAAATGGAACGCTTAAAAAGACAAATCAAGGACCGAGAGGAAGTAGACGCTAGACGTTCGCAAGAATATCAAGCACAAGTTGCTGAATCTCGTATACAGGAAGCAATTCAGATGTACGATAACCAGGTAACTGATATTATCGCACAAGAAGATTTAGACTTCCCTACAGTCAGAGAACGTTCCGAGTTTAAGGCAGACCTTCTTCGTTATGCCCACGATAATAATATCCTTGACCTGCATAAAGCCTACGCTGCTCTCGCTTACGAGAGAAGTCGTGAGGCAAACGTTTCTCAGAAACGTCGTGCCGCAGTACACGAAAAAAAATCTGCAACGCGAGTTGTTTCGCGTAGAGGCGCTGGAAGTTCCGGTGTCACTAAAGTAGACAACGCTAAGGATTTAAGGTCTGTCATTGAAAGTTCAATGCGAGAACTTAACTTCTAATTCTCGAATAACCCTAACAACTAACTAACAAGGAGTAAATAATATGACCCTAGGCAATGCGGCGTTTACCCAACTATTTGCAACCACTCTACAAAAGTATGAGAAGGTGCTAGCGGATAACGTTCTTTTAACACACCCTACATTGGAACTCTTCAAGCAAGAGTCCAAATCACAAACTGGTCGCGGACTAGTCATTCCACTTCGTGCTGCTAATCTCGGCGCAACTGCGTATGACTCTGCATCAGGTTCAGGCGGATACGCCACTTCAGTCTCTGCTGATACAATCGGTGCAGCAGTGTATGACTGGTCAAAGACCGTCATCACACCTTACCGTGTAAAGCACTCAGACATTCTACAAAATACAGGCCCAGAGCAAGTTGTATCCCTCGTTGAGGAATACGTAAAGGGCGCAACAGCAGACCACCAGGACTTCATTGTCGCTGAATTATGGTCAGGAACAGCCAGTGCAACTGGCGACATCCTATCACTTCGTGAACTTATCGCAGGTACAGACAAGGTTTCAACATCTGTTGCTCGTACAATCGGTGGTATCCGTGGTGGAGTTTCAACTAATTCAACAACTGCTTTTCAGCGTAACGCTTCAAACGTTGCTGTAGCAGTAATTGGAGCAAACGATTTCATCGTGGGCGATACTGTCGTTGTTACTTCAACGGCTAACCCAACATTCAACACTGTAGCAGCAGGTACAGCAGTACTTTCTGTAAATGCTACCGAAATAAGTTATGCAAACACTGGTTCTTCAACTGGTTTGTTAGCAGATACTACAGGTGTTGTAACTTGTTCAGATATCAAAGATTTCTGGAAGTCAACTGACAAAACAATCTCAAAGGCTTCTAAGGATATCCTTGTAGCATTCCGTGAGGTTGTTAACGCAATATACAACGTAAGCCGTAAGCGCCCAACCCACATTATTGCTGGGTTCGACGTATACGAAGAGTTTGAGGCTTATCTACAAGATAAAGGTCGTTATGACTTTGCAAGCACAAACAAGGCCGAGACACGCTTCCGTACTATCATGTTTGATGGTATCGAGGTTCGTCTAGACCCAGACTGCCCAATCAACCAGGCATACTTCATCCACGCTCCAGCACTACGCTTTGCGTACCTTGCTGGTGAGTTTATGAAGACCTACCCAGCAGACCGTATCCAGGGAACACTGGATGAGGTTGTCCCAATCGCTTCTACACTTAGCGTTGGTACTTCTGAGCGTCGTGCACACGGTAAGTTAACACGTACTGCGTAATAGCATACAGTAAGGCGAGGCCCATTCTCTTAGGAGGATGGGCTTTTGCCCTGTTTAGACCGCCCCAACGCGTAGAAATAGTAGGAAGGTGAACAATGAACTTAACAGATTTAAGAACTTACGTAAGAGACTTAACAGGTGTATACTCAACCGATTTATTACCTAATACCCTTTTGGACAGGTGGTTACAGGAGTCATACTCCGAGTTGAACCGTGCCGACGAGTGGCCTTGGGTGCTGGCTCAGTCAACAGGTTCTCTTACTATTGGAGCAACAGTAATAACTTTGGCAACCAGTTCTGGTAGGATTAGGGAGTTTACAGTAACCTATCCTAATAGTTTGCTAATACAGATACCTTCTCGCAGAGGTTTAATCCAGACTGTTGAAGGAGACGATGAGTACTTCTATGATTGTAACTCATCTAATAATATAGTTTTATCAAAACCTTTTGGTGAGTTAATGACTTACAATGTTAGTTATATAAAGTCAGCACCACTTATTAGTGCAGTTAATCCTAACGCTACTGATATTCCTACAGAGTATGATGGAATCTTGGCATACCGTACCGCTGTAAAGGTATTAAACGCACAAGCAGACGATACTAATAGAGCACAGTTCTTCCTATCAGAGTATGCTTCAATGCTTGAAGATATGCGTACTGATCTAATTATTGATGAGGATTTAGGCCCAATACAAATTGGTGGAGAAATACTCCGCGTAGATGGTAGAACAGCGGGAAGAACAAATCTGAGATATAGGAGTTCATAATGCAGAGAATAGACCTGATGGATTTCGCAGGCGGTATAAACGAACAGTTCTCAGCAGATAACTTTTCAGGGCGCCAATGGTCAAGGCTGAAAGGCTTTGTAATGGATACCGACTTAACTGTTCGCACACAGTGGGCTGCTCAAAGCATTGGTTCATCAGTTGCTATTACTAACGGTGTAAAGGCTGTATCTGGGTTCACAGGTTCTTCCAACTCCTACTTAGTTGCTATTGCAACAGATGGATATTTATGGTGGGCTATTGCTCCTTCTGATACAGCAAACTACACAACATCAAATGCAGTATCATGGACTTTACTTAGTACTATCTCACCTAATACAGATTATAGATTTATAGCAGAAGTACTATTACCAGTGGCAACTTTAGGAGAAGTTAATGCTTTACTTATCCACTCAGTATCTGGTAGTACAAACGCAGTAGCAATATATGAGAATGATTTAACA